TGAAGTGCTTGACTACGCAGACTTATTGATTCGGGCTAGACGTAACCTAAGAGAGTTTGAATCTGCTATGAACAACAGGCAATTTGCAGAAGCCCATGAGTGGATTATGAACGCCTTTGTAGACATTCGATTATTAACTCACCTTACACCGGACAAGATATGACAGCATGGTCTTACAGTAGCATTACCTTATTTGACCAATGCCCTAAGAAGTATTATCACTTACGGGTATTGAAGGACATTAAAGAGCCTGAGTCTGAGGCTATGAACTATGGTAAAGACCTGCACCTAGCGGCTGAGGAGCATATTCGTGATGGTAAACCCTTACCTGAAAAGTATGCGTTCATTCAGCCTATGCTAGACAAGCTAAAGCAGATTCCGGGTGAGAAGCTATGCGAGTACAAGCTAGGCATCAAGGTCGTGGATGGTGGCAAGCTAGTCCCCTGCGACTTCTTTGCTAAAGACGTATGGTATAGGGGTATTGCCGACTTAATTATCCTAGACAGGGAGAACCAAGAGGCTAGAGTTATTGACTATAAAACAGGCAAGTCAGCCAAGTATGCGGATACTAAACAGCTAAAGCTACTAGCGGCGTCAGTATTTACTCACTTCCCTGAGATTAAGGTTATCAAGGCTGGACTGCTATTTGTGGTGTCCCAAGAGTTTATTAGGGATAACTACGATTCGAACTTCAGATTGGCTTATTTTGAGCAGTTTAAGCCCCTTGTTAGTCAGCTAGAATCCTGTCAAAATACGGGGGTATGGAACCCAAAACGTAACTTTACGTGCAGTAAGTGGTGTCCTGTAACTAGCTGTCCACACAATGGAAACAACTAATATGCCTTATGTAAATAAACCACGCCCGTATAAGAAAGAGTACGAACAGTACCAAGGTACGGAAGAACAGAAAAAGAAACGTGCGCAACGTAATTCGGCTCGTGCCAAGCTAATGAAAGCTGGTAAGGTGCATAAGGGTGACGGCATGGATGTAGCCCATGTTAAAGCGTTTGATAAGGGCGGTACTAACAAAGATGGCGTACGTGTAGAAAGCGCCAGTAAGAACCGTTCATTTGCAAGAGATTCAAAGCGTAATTTGGTAAGCGAAACTAGCCCAAAAGAACGTAAGAAAAAGTAATTTTTAGGAAACTGCGGGATTAGGTATGAGTGCCTAGCAGTTCGGGGGTGATACTTCCCTTTCATAGTAAACCATATCAGTTAGTCGTAGACCTTTGAGATTAGTATTCACGTGCTAATGGCTCCTTTCCATCTAAGGGCTAACTGGCAGTCGGGAAAGACCGACACATAATAACGCTTGGAGAAGCAATGAGACCTATATATGAAACCTCTGCGGATAGGCAGAGAGAAGATGATGTACGCCGATACATCTCGGAAAACTACGCCTGTATCTATATGAAGACGGCGGTGTTAGCTGGTGTTGATGGCTATCTATACTACCCCGACCAAAAGCTAGCGGCTATTGTAGAAATCAAATGCCGTAAGAACGCTTACAACAAATACCCTACGTACATGATTAGTGCCAACAAGTGGCGCAATGGTTTAGCAATGGCTAAAGAAAAAGATGTACCTTTCATGCTGGTAGTAAGTTTTACCGATGGTGTGTACGTCACCAAGATGAAAGACGAATACGAAATTAAACAAGGGGGTCGCTACGACAGAGGCGACTCGATGGATGTTGAGGACTGCATCTATATCCCCATGTCAGAATTTAGGAAAATGTAATGGAAATCATTGACGATCGGGCATTGCTATTAAAAGTGCGTGACCCCAGCCGTATTACTAGTGTTATCCCTAAGAGCAAAATCTTTTCTTCCCAAGAGAACTATCATGAGGTTCTTGTGCATTGGGGCTTGGAGGAGGCGCAGGTTTTAAAAAACCTAAAAATTAAAGACGTACCCTCTCCCATCGAAGCAAAGTATGCGTGGACTGGTTTATACAAACCCTTTGACCATCAGAAAAAGACTGCTTCTTTTTTAACGCTACACCGCAGGGCTTTTTGTTTTAATGAGCAAGGCACTGGCAAGACTGCTAGTGTGATATGGGCGGCTGACTACCTTATGTCTATTGGGGTTATTAAGCGTGCCCTTATTATTTGCCCACTATCCATTATGGATTCAGCGTGGCGTGCTGACTTGTTTACGTTTGCTATTCACCGCACAGTTGATATTGCTTATGGTAATCGGGACAAGCGCAAGAAGATTATTAACAGCGATGCTGAATTTGTTGTCATTAACTTTGATGGCATTGAGATTGTTGCCGAGGATATTGAGAACGCAGGGTTTGACTTAATTGTGGTCGATGAGGCTAATGCCTATAAGAACCCCACTACAAATCGTTGGAAAGTTCTTAACAACCTAATCAAGCCCCAAACGTGGCTATGGATGTTAACAGGTACACCGGCGGCTCAATCCCCAGTAGATGCGTATGGTATTGGCAAGTTAGTTAACCCATCGGGTATGCCTAAGTTCTATTCGCACTTTAGAGATATGGTAATGCAACGTATCTCGATGTTTAAGTGGGTACCAAAACCCAATGCAGAAACCGTTGTACATGGTGTATTGCAACCCGCAATACGATTCACCAAAGAAGAGTGTCTTGATTTACCTGAGATTACGTACCAAACCCGAGATGTACCCCTAACCCCTCAACAGGAAAAATACTATGCACTCCTCAAAGACCAAATGCTGGTCAGAACGGCAGGTGAAGAAATTACAACAATCAATGCGGCGGCGAATATTAATAAGCTATTACAGCTATCTAGTGGTGCCGTCTATTCGGATACGGGTGAAGTTATTGAGTTCGATGCCAAGAACCGCATCAAAGTCCTCAAAGAAGTAATTGATGAATCTAGCCATAAGGTGCTGGTATTTGTACCTTTCCGTCATGCTATTGAGGTACTGCGGGATTCATTAGAGAAAGATGGCTACACAGTAGACCTTATTCATGGTGGTGTACCCGTCAATAAACGCACAGAGATTTTTAAGAAATTCCAAGAGACTGCTAACCCACGAGTGCTTATTATTCAGCCTCAAGCGGCTAGTCACGGAGTAACCCTTCATGCCGCAAATACGATTGTATGGTGGGGTCCGATAACGTCTTACGAAACCTATGCACAAGCTAATGCTAGGGTACACCGCAGTGGTCAAAAGAACCCCTGCACAGTAATTAGGCTTCAAGGCAGTACCGTTGAGAAACGTTTGTATAAAGCATTAGAAGGTAAGCAAGATGTGCAACATAACATAATGGCACTATACGGGGAACTACTTAGTTGACATTGTTAAGAGTTAGTATATAATTAAAGAAAAAACAGGAGAAGTACCATGAGTGATACACAAGTCCAAGCCGATAGGCTGGCAAACGCATACATTAAGATGCGTGATAAAAGGAAAGAACTTCTTGCTCAGTATGAGGAGCAAGATAAAAAGATTGAAGCACAGATGGAAATGGTCGAAGCTGAACTAATGAACCTCTGTAAGTCAATTGGTGCTGATAGCATACGAACCCAGTTTGGTACGGTGTATCGGTCTGTAAAGACAAGATACGAGACTACTGATTGGGAGAATATGTATAAGTTCATTAAAGAACATGACATTCCGCAAGTATTGGAACGTCGTATTAGTACCTTAAACATGAAGCAGTTTTTAGATGAAAACCCAACGCTAATGCCTATTGGCATGAATGTTAATAATAAGTATACCGTTACTGTAAGGAGAAAATAACAATGGAAAATTTACCATTGACAGTCGAGGAAGTTGCTAAGATACTGCGTGTCTCTCGACAAACTATTTATGTGTTGTGCAGAGAAGGCAAATTACCGCACTTCAAAGTAGGCACTAAATTACGCTTTAAAAAAGCGGACATCGAAGCAATTTGCAATACCACAACAAACTAAGGAGAAGTAAATGAGTAATGAATTAAGCTTATTAAAAGGTAACCTACCCGCCCACTTACAAGGTGGTGTTGACGAAACAACTCGTGCCCTTATGGGTAACGTACCAAGTAGCGATGGTGGTTCTAATATCAAACGTATTTCCATCAAGGGTTCTGTATTCCGTATGATGGTTGGTGGCAAAGAAGTAGCGCAAAACGAAGATCGTGCTATGCCAGTAATTATCGTAGCGGCATCCCCATACAATGCACGTACTTTCTACGAGGGTACTTTCAAAGAAGGTCAGGCTAATACAATGCCTACTTGCTTCTCTGATGATGGCATTACACCTAATGCTAAATCTACTAACGTACAAGCTAAGTCTTGCAAAGACTGCCCACAAAACGTAGATGGTTCTAACCCTAGCGGTAAAGGTCGTGCTTGCCGTTACAGCCGTCGCTTAGCTGTATTGCTTGAGAATGACCAAAAGGGTGATGTATTCCAGTTAACCCTACCAGCGCAGTCTATCTTTGGTAAGGGCGACAATGGTAAGATGCCTTTGGAAGCCTATGTACGTTTGCTTGGTACTAACAATGTGTCTGTAACTTCTGTGGTTACTGAGATGCGTTTTGATACTGCTAGCGCAACACCTAAGCTAACCTTCCGTGCCTTGCGTTACTTAGAGGCTGATGAGTTTGCTAATGCTCAAACTAAAGGCAAGACCCAAGAAGCTAAAACAGCTATTGGCTTGACCGCTGGTGAGATTGACACTAAAGCTAAGCTAGCCCCTGTTGCCGAAAAAGCAGCACCTGTTGCTGAAGAAGCAACGGCTGAACCAACTAAGCGTGCGTCTAAAAAGGCTGAAGCTGAAGCCCCTAAAGACATCAACGCAGTTCTAGACGACTGGGCATAAGAAAGGTGGGGGGTACGCCCCCCTTCATAAAATGATTGGTTACTCACAAAGAATAGTTAGTGCTAATAAAAATGCTAACCAAAAAATGCTTGGTGTTAAACTTGGTCGCTTAGCTATCAAATTAGGTGTATCGGTAGTAGATGTTGCCAATACCTGTGGCGTATCCCGCACTGCTGTATATGCGTGGTTTGCTGGTGAAAGTGACGTTGGTTTAAAACACGAACAAGCTGTAAACGAACTTATAGAGTTTTTCAAGAAGGGGCTGTAAAGCCAAACTGAACTGCTAGGTGCCACTAGCAGGGAGGGATTATTGTCGGCGCAATTTAGAGGATACAAATGACCTCGTGGAATCTTTTTCTCTCTACGGTCTTACCCGAGGAAGGTAATGGGTATTACTGCATAGGGAGTTACAAAAAGGATACCCCGGCATTAACGTATTTTGCGGACACACTTACAGATGCTGAACACCTAGTCCAAAAAGTATTGGATGAACAACGTGATGTGTATTTTGGTGTATCAAAGTTTGTAACAAATAAAAATAGAAAAGCAGCTAATGCTGGCTGGAACAAAGCATTTTTCTTAGATTTAGATTGTGGACAAAAGTATGTTGACGAGGGTAAAGGATATTTAACCCAACCTGAAGCATTAACTGAATTAAAACGATTTTGTATTGAACTTGGATTACCTAAACCAAACCTAGTTAACTCGGGTAATGGTATCCATGCGTCTTGGGTATTGACCGAGGCGCTACCTAGTGATGAATGGAAAGTAACTGCTACCCTGTTTAAAAGACAGGCGGTGCAACACGGCTTAAAGATTGACGCAACCAAGGTCACAGACTTGGCTATGGTGTTACGTGTACCGGACACGCTTAACTTTAAAACTGACCCACCAAAAGAAGTTAAGTGGATTCAGAAGGCGGATACTGTTGCGCATACTACCTTTAAAGCTATCGTATCTCGTGGCTTAGAGGCAGAAGGTCTTGATTTAAGTAAGGCACCAAAACGCCCAATGGATGAGACAACTCGTGCATTGTTGGGTAACAACGTGTCTAACTTTGGCGAGATTATGAGAAGCAAAGGATGCGCCCAGCTTAGCTATATCTACAAGAACCAAGACAAGATTGAAGAACCCCTATGGAGAGCCGCACTTTCTATTGCGCAAGTATGTGAAGATAGAGATGTTGCAATCCATAAGTTATCGGAAAGACACCCCGGGTATTCCCCTAGGGACACAGAGAATAAGGCTAACGATACAAAAGGCCCTTATCACTGCAAGACTATTGAGGAATACAACATTGGTGGATGTGATGGATGCCCCAACAAAGGCAAGATTACTTCACCTGTGCAACTGCATAAACGAATTGCTAAGGCGGAGCCTGAAGATAATATCGTCACCTTGCCATGCTTTGAGATTGGTGGTACTGAGGTTACCTACGAGATTCCTGAGTTCCCTTTCCCATACTTCCGTGGCAAGAACGGCGGGGTATACAAGCAAGGGTTTACCAACGAAGAAGGCGATGAGGTAGAAAAGGACAAGCTAATCTACAAGCATGACTTCTATATCGTTAAGCGTATGCGAGACCCTGAACTTGGCGAAATGGTATGGATGCGTTTGCACCTTCCTAAAGACGGAGTTCGTGAGTTTTCTTGCGCCGCTACTAGTCTTATGGCTCAGGATAAGTTTAAGGACATCGTAGGTAAACAAGGCGTAATTGGTAACGCTACGGAAATGGCGGCAATCATGAACTACATAACAGCTTTTGCACAAGCATTACAAGAGCGTGACTCTACTGAGACCATGCGTACTCAATTTGGTTGGTGTGATGACGATACTAAGTTTGTTCTTGGCGATCGTGAGATTAGTGCCGATGGTGTGCATTACTCTCCTCCATCTAACACGACTATGGAGTTTGTCCATTTGGTTAAACCAAGAGGTACGTTGGAGGATTGGAAACGTGTAACTGATGTGTATGGTAGAGCCGGTCAAGAAGCCCGTGCGTTCCTGTTCTTTGCAGGACTAGGTGCGCCTTTGATGAAGTTTACTAACTACAAGGGCTTAATCTATTCTTTAACAGAAAACCAATCTGCGGGTGGTAAAACGACTATCCAACGGGTAATCAACAGCATTTGGGGTCACCCAACAGATATGATGCTGATTGCTAAGGACACCATGAAGTCCCAATTCCATCAGATGGGTGTGTTTAACAACATCTCAATTTGCACGGATGAGATTACCAATCTGTCAGACAAGATGGTTAGCGACTTGGCGTACTCCGTATCACAGGGTAGGTCTAATAACCGCATGAAAGCTAACTCAAACGAGATGCGTGTTAATAATACTCGTTGGTCTTTGCCAGCCTTTTTCTCAGGTAACTCCAGTATGCACGAGAAGATTGCGGCTTTGAAGGCTACCCCTGAATCTGAGCAGTTACGTATTGTTGAGATTGAGATTGCTCCTGACCCAAGTCTAAGCAAGGACTTTACCGACGAGATATTTGAGCACGTCTTAATGGAGAACTACGGAGTAGCGGCTGATAAGTATCTAGAGTATCTAGTAGCGGCATTGCCTGAAGTGAAGGATATGCTGAAGAAGATACAGACAGACTTTGACAAGGATGCTAAGTTATCCCAAAAGCAACGCTTCTATTCTGCTGGTGCGGCAACTGCTTTCACAGGTGCGATTATCGCTAAGGAATTAGGGCTACATAACATCGACGTTGATAGAGTGTGGTCTTGGGCTGTCAAATACTTTAAAGACCTTACAGCTAGCGTTAAACCAGCTGAGCGGGATGCACTTGCCTCTATTGGTTCGTTCCTCAATGCTCATATGCGCAATCTGTTGGTTGTTGATGACAATCCTGATAAACGTACAGGGCTTACCCATGCACCACTTCAAGAGCCATATGGCGACCTTATCAGTCGCTACGAGCCGGATACTAAGCTACTCTTTATTGATGCTGACGTATTGAAGGCTTGGTGTGTCGAGAAGCAAATCTCTTTCCGTGGCATTACTCGTAAGCTAACGGAGATGGGTGCAGGGGGCAAAATTGCCAAGAAAGCCATGGCTAAGGGTACTGCGTTAAGTACGCCGGGTGTTGATGCCATAGCAATTGATTGTGCAGTAGCCCAGCTTATTGACGCAGAGAACTTAGTAAAACAAGCACAGGTAGATGGTTAGTAACGAAGGGGTCCCAGTTGAAATCGAATGGCACAAGATGATGCTGGGATCCTCTTTTTTTATACCCGCCTTAGATACCGACCCACTTATCGAACAAATTTTAGTTGAAGCTAAAAAACACCGTATAAAACTGGTGCATAAAGAAACGATAGAGAACGGAAAAGTTGGTATCCGATGCTGGCGTATTAAATAATTGTAGAGTATATTGAGGTCTGCAAGCTCAGGTTTGCTTCTCCTCACCGAATATATCGGTTAAACCCCACCTAGGTGGGGTTCTTTTTTAGAAGTTTGCGCCCTTGCGCATCCGGTAGGTTGGTGATACTAAGCGTTCACGAATCTGATTTAACTCCTCAATCCGCTTACCTTTCTCCTCGCCCGTCATACCGTATGGGTTTTCTTCTGTTCTGTCAGGCAGATTTAATACACGGGTCTCCTCACGCTTTAACTTCTCTAGCGCACCGCTAATATCTTTTACTCCACCATATAGGTTAGATAACGTCCTGCGTTCAGGCTCGTTAATGTATTCCCTAGCTTCTTTATTATTGTATTTAGCACGGTCACGATAGCTATCTACTACTTGGTTAACATCACGAGCGACCTCATAGAAGTCAGACATTACTGCGGTATTCTCATCTTTACCAATAGCAGTACCAATGTTAGGTAGACGGGACAACGTATCACGCCAAGACTTCTCTGCACGAGGCACGCCACGCATTTCTGCAATAGCAGTATCAGTAAAGAGGGAAGTAATAGTAGCTACTGAACCAAAGTAACCTTTTGCTAAATGGTCAAGGTTGACAGGAGATACACCAGTTAGCTTGCCCATTACCTTAGCCCATTCAGAAGTAGACTTGGTGAAACGTTGCTCAGGGTCTAGCTTTCTCATAGTTGGGTTGATAATGTTTCGGTCTTGGAACATATCGTAGTTCATAGATACTTCTATGATTGGGCGAATAAGCTGTGGTGTACCTTCTGATGGAGGAGTAAACGACCCAAGCACCGCACGCTTTAATGCGTTTTTCATATGCTTAGAATCTGTAAAACCCTTATCCATCAATAGGTTATAAGTATATTCCCCTGCAATTTTTGGTAGGGCAAACAAGTCCATACGGATAGGAATACCAAAGCCTGTGCCGGGTATCATCCAAAGACGGTCACGAACATCCTTATTCTTCTTGTCGTAATCCTCATCGTCACCCATCATCATTGCGTATAAGAAACTTACCATAGCAACTTTAGCGGCTGTATTTCTAAGAATCTTTAAACCTTCGCTACGCTCTTGAGGCACAATACCACGCCCAGTAAGGGTTTTTACGGTTACCGCAGTAACTTGATTCCACGCATTAAAGAATGGAATAATTTGGCTAGCAGCTTGTATACCGGGCATACCACTCATACGACGGAAGTTTACGATTTCTGTTGCACGGACAGTAGCTTCTTTTTCGCTTTGTCCTTCTTTTCTAGCTTGGTTGTATACACCTTGGCGAACCACGTTATCAGCTAAGGAAGCAAAACGGTCAAGACCTTTAAATATCTTTTGCATTACACCTTGCTTCTCAAAACCAAGACGGCTACCTACTGCATCAGCTTCTTGCAAAGCGTTGTAGTCTAAGGTTTCTAAAATACCCTTACGTATTAACATCTCACGAGTAGCGCTAGTACCCTTATAGGTACGCCCAATTTCTTTGCCAATCTCTAGCAATGTTTTGAATGGACTCTTTAACCCTGAAGTAAACATAACTGCGTAGGCATCCATGAATACCTGTGCAATAGGGAAGAAAGGCATACGGGTTACCGAATGACGCAACATATTAGAAGCGCCTTTGAAAGAGGATATGCCGGGGAATACCATAGGCGACATATGCAAAAATGCCTGCGCCACAACTGGGTCAGCTACATGGTAGAAGCGCTGTACGCCATCACGATATATACCAAACGTATTACTCTGTTGCCCTTTTCCTTCTCTTACTTCTTCCGGCAGGGCGTTCATATACTGGTCGATCATGACCTGCTGTTGCTTGTTGCTAATTGCAAGAGACATGGAATACTGCATCCACTTGTGCATATTACCAATAGGGCTGGTTACTTCCAGCATACTACCTACCATGTGGGCACGTAATGGAGTTAAGGATTCTTTCAAACCTCTAGCCATAATCGTATCGCCACCAGTAGCTTTTTCCTCGCCTAAGTCACGGAAGAATGGTACGTATGCAGCTTCATCTAAATAATCTTCTGCTTTTTCTTCGGTAAGTAATCCAGTCTCAACCATCATCTTAATGGTACGTTCCCGCATGGTGTTCCATACTTTAGTACCTTCTTGGATTTCCGGATGGGAATTATATAGGTTCATACCCGCCTGTACTTGTGCACGGGTCTTATGCTGGGTCTTCTTCTCTAGCCTGTCGATTTGCTCATTTAACTTCTCGAGCAAAGCTTTCTTTGTATCAAGGTCTTTTTGCTCAGGCTTACTGCGCTTCTTATTACCTTGTAATACATCTATCTTCTTTTGAGTACGAGTAGCTTCAGCCTTAGCTTTGTTTAAGTCGTTATAGAAACTGTCGAGGCGGTTAGCTTCGTATGCAGAATCCATCATCTCCAAAGCAACTTTTTCAGATACGTTTAGGCGGGTCGCTAGGCTATTAACCAAGTCTTCAAACAAGCCCATGTTTACGTCATCTGCAACTGCGCTCCATGTATTAGTAACTGGGTCATACGTATAGTCGCCCAACTCCATGATCTGGTTTGCCAAAGTAGTTCTGTGCAAAGCCTGTCCAGTATCAATACGCAGTAATGCTTGCTTAACCTGCTCCATCGTCAGGTCGCCTTGGTTTTTCAACCGCATTAGGTGGTTACGGATATGGTTATTAAACGCTTGGTCGAATGAGGCAATGTTCTGCCCTTTACCAAATAGCGAATCTATACGGCTAATGCCACGCTTCCTAGCATCTTTAAACTCATCTATTTTCTTAGTAAACCAATTAGAAGAAACACGTTTGTTCCTACGACCAAATGCTTCAAGGTTCTTTCTATCAGCTTCTTCAAGACCTGATATATCTTCTTTAGGTGCTACCTTTTCTTGAGTAGGTGCCTCGGCTTGGTCGATTGCTTCGTCTAGTGTTACAGGTGCAGTTGCTAATGCAGCTTGCCCAGTTTCTCCACTAACTCCCGCTCCTCCAACAGGTCCTCCAGTAGGTCCGAGATTGCCTCCCATTCCCTCAACGACAGGTGCCTCAAGTCCTCCGGTGGTCTGCTCTGCTCCACTAGGCACAGAAATGCTTGGCTGACTTGTTCCGCTGTCAACTCCAGATCGAATGTCTCCACTTGGTGCCTCCTGAGAAATAGAGTCGATAAAATCACCGACTCGTGTTGCCATATTAGAACTAATTTTACCTTGAGAATACTTAGTAAGCGCATCAATGACTACTTGTTTTTCTTCAGGGTTTGCTAAGCTTTTACCTAAAATAGCTGCACGGAGCTTCTTGTTGGTACTGCCAATACCCATCGTTTTAAAGTCATCTTCAGTAATAACATTCTCAACGTTTAGTTCTGGCTCAGCAGCAACTTCTTCTTCCGTTACAACTTCTTTAGCTGTCTTTTTACCTTCAGCAAGTAGTTCTTGCTGGCGTGTATCAATCTGAGTACCTTGGTTCTCAAGTGCTTTAATCTGCTGAGTAATGGCGTTCTTGCCATCTAAGCTAGGGGTTGCATCACGTTGCGCAATGAGGTTATCACGGGCTACTCTTAGTTCACCCTTCTTAGCTTCAAGCGTATCGTACTCTTGTTTAAATGTATCTAGTGTTGCACCGGGGCCTTGTTGAACGTCTAGTTCTAACTTAGAAATCTCATCACGAATCTGTGCAACTTCTTCCCGACTAGCTGCTTGAGATAGACGTTGGTTCAGTTCGGCAATCTTTGTTTGTGCTAGATCGCTAGCCTCTTGCTTAGCTTTTACTTCAGCATCGGCAATAGGTTCTGTAACTGTTTCACCGCCTATTGTTTGTGCAGTACGTTCGCTAGGGGTAACTTGGTAGGGGGCTTCTTCAGTAGTAAAAAGTTCGCCTTGTCCTGTTAATGGTGCAGCTGGAGTAGTAGCTTCTTCTTTTGGTAGCGCAGACTTATCAATAACCTGCCCATTCTCGTCAACTACGTAACCACTTGTTGTTTTGTCACTAGGTGGGGGTACTACTGCATCGGTCTTTTTACCTACGTATTCTTTACCGCCTTGTACACCGCCGCCTAAACCAGCACCTACAATAGCGCCCTCAAGCATACTAGTTGCAAGTTCAGTAGTATCAACGCCTTTCTTTGTGCCAGCAGTACCACCAAGATAACCAATACCTTCTTCTAATGCTTCTGTGCCAGACTGGATGCCCGCTTCTTTAGCAACACGAGTAGCAATATTCTTACCTGTTACGTGCTGACCTTTTAATAAACCTTTAGTAGCAAACTTTTCTAGGGTAGCTTCTAACGTAGCAGAACCAGCGGCAGCGGCAACGTCGGAGATAGTGGCGTCTTCTAATGACTTACCATCGTTCTTTAAACGGTCATTAAGGATTTCATTAGTTCTTGCAGCAACATACGCAGGCATTGCTACAACTGCGGCAGCCATATCAGGGCTAGAAGAAATAACCCGTTCTGCAATAAACGGAATAGTCTTTAAAGGGTTACTACCTAGTTCACCTAGTTTTACAGATGGCTCATAACCAATGTCTTTACCCCAGTTACGTAGGGAATCTGCCCAGTTAAATAAAGGCTGTAATTGCTGTTCGTTTTTAATCTGCTCAGGAGTGAGGTCAGATAATGGGATTGCGGTCTCAAGCTTATCGCCGTACTTTTCTGCAACACGGGCAACACCTTCAATGCCTTCGCCAAGAATAGACGCACCACGAGCAGCTAACCCTTTGAGGGGATTAGAAGTTTTACCTTGTGGCTCTGCGCTAACAATAGCGTCTTTAGCCCAAAAATCCCCACCTGTATCCTTTGGTGTGGATTCAACAATGGAGTCTTGCTCCCAAAAGTTAGCCATGCTTAGCCTTTTATACGAGTCACGCCATTAGGGTCGATGTAGTGTGCACCTTTAGGTAGTTTATTATACTCTGCTTGGGTTGTAGCTTTAACGCCTGATGGAGCGGCAGCTGCTGGAGCAGCACCTTTTTTAGGTCTACCAGCAACAGACTCAGCATCTACTTGACCTTTTGCAGTATCGTAGGCTTCTTGTACTTGCTCAGGGGTTGGGGCAATAGCGCTACCCAAAAGCAATTTAGCACGTGCAGTAATTGCATCGTTGTATTTCTTCTCATCGCCTTGACCTTTAAGAATTGCACGCTCTGCAGCTCTATCTTTAGCAACTTGCTCACGGCTTCTAGCATCTTCAGCGGTTTTTGCTTCGCTTACTGCACCAGTCAATGCGTAATGTAAAAGGTTGTTACGCTCAGTAGCACCAAGTTTATTGATGTCAATCTCACCAGCACGGATACCTTTGAGCATTTCTGCCATATCCTTTTCGCCTTTAGCGTACTGACCAAGACCAGCTTCAAAACCTTCACCGATATTCTGTAAGGCATACTGGGATTTACCAGCCATAGTCTTAGCGCCACCCATTGCCAAAGCCATCCATGGGTTTATTTCACCGTATTTGGCGGCACGTTCTTTATCTTTTAGTAAGTCAGCACGTAATGCTTTTTCTTCATCACTGCTCTGACCAAAACCCATACCTTTTAAACCTTCGATATAGCGCTGTACGTTACCAAAACCACCAATGTCGGCTCTACCTTCTTTAGCTGCTGACTTCGCAATAGTAGCTTCAGGTTTTGGTCTACGCTCTAGGCTTGGAGTTGG